ATGACAGCGGATACTTTTTCGTTCGTATCGGTCTGCCAAGAACTCTGATGGATAGATACGCCGTAATCGTCGCTTAGGCCACGATCCTCGCGCCACTCCTCTGCGTTGAACAGCGCGACCCGCGTGCCATCTACCAACTCAGCGTAGCGGACCCGGGTAACATAATTCGGAAGATCAACGTACTCATCAGTAGCGGAGTACGTGATCTCTACGATGGAAGTCAGTGCATCCACCTTTTCACAGAACTCGTCTTGGGCCTGATCAAGGTAGTCCACAATGTCGTCTTCCGACCACAGGTAAGGTTCCACCGTGTCTTCCATCTCACGGCGGAACTTGGAGATCATGTCATCAAGCTCGTATGACATGACCCATACCCCTTACGAGGTCTCCTGTAAGTGACGTTCCCACGCAGTGCTGCGCTCGCTGGCATCAACCGTGAAGCCTGCGACCTTGCTGACCGAAGAGGTCTTCGGGATACCACCGGCAGTGAATTCATTCGGGTCATTCAGCTCGACCAGCATCTTTACGGCTTCGTAAATGCGCTCGCGTCGAGTGTCACCAGCAGGGGGCGGGGTTTTCTCTTCTGCTTCCACAACGGGTATGTCGTCGGATACCGGCATGATGGCATGCTCAGTCATCAAGTGACGAACTTCCGGTGGGACAAATCTGGGTTCACCTTTTTTGAAATGCAGGGTGTGCCCTGCCATCGTACGGACGGTGAAATCACGTACTTGGGATACGTACATCCCGTTACTATCGGCCATAGTGTTTCTCCTTAAGAATCGGCCACCCGACCCTTAGAAAAAAGGGCCGGGGGCAGGGGGAAGGAGTGAAAAACCCCTCCCCCGGCCAAGGCCGATAAGTTTTTACGGCTGCACTTCAGTAGCGCGGTTTTCGATGCCGTACTCGACCAGGAGGTAGCCAGCGCCTGCAGTCGGTGCAGTGCCAGTACCGTCCCAGGTCAAAGTAAGAGCTTCGACAGTGGGTTGGATTTCGCCTTCAAAGCCCGTCAGTGCGGTCTTACCGGTCGCCTGAACGTTGGTCGCAGACAACATCGCGGTTGCAGAAGCACCGTCGCCTACTGCGATGGTGTCTGAGGTGGCGGAGTTGAATGCAGTTTCGATTACCAGTTCACCGCGCAGACGTACTGCGCCAGCGGGGAGATCGATAGCTTCAACTGCTACCCCATCTTCCAGGTCTTCGAAGGTGAAACGTTGGATCGCAACAAGGACGCTCTGACGGCCCGAGTCTTTAGTGATGCTCATTTGAACCTCCGTCTTACTGAGCGATGTCTACGGTGATAACACCGAAGTCTTGCTTGGTTCCGTAGGTTTTGGACTTGAACTGCGGCTTCAGGAAGCCAGCGATCTTGCCCACTGCGATACCTTGCTGGTTATCGTAGTCAAACCCTTTTTCTTTCCACTCCGGAGAGCCGATGTCGGCAAAGCCGAGAGCCTGCGCTCCGCAGAACAGCAGACGACAACCGTCTACCGCACCGCCGCCCCACTTGCTGCCGGTGGCTGCTTTACGGGTGTTGTAAACGTGGCGGTAAGAGTGGATGGCCAGACCGTCCACGTAGTAGCTCTCAGAACCTTTGAACAGCGGGTTCTTGTTGCTACGAGCGCCTGCGTTACGCAGGTTCTCTTTGAAGTCCTGGTCTTTCTTCAGAGACTTCATCGCGGTCGGGGTCACAAACACGTGGTACATGTTGACGCCGTCAACGGTACGTACCGGGCGGAGGAAATCTTCCTCAGCTTCTGCACGCAGGTCGATCAGCATTTCCCAGGTCAGGGTGTCTGCGGTAGTCAAGTCAGCGTTGGATGCACCAGCTGCGCCGGAGATCAGGCCGTTGGTTGCGTCCCAGCGGTAGTACCGGCGATCGGAAGGAGCGGCCAGATCAGCGGCATATTCCAGGTTCGGGAAGTCCGAGCCTACACGGGCAACACCGTTGGTGTGCATGCTGAAATCGACACCGGAAAGTGCCAGGAACGCTTGCTGGTCGTAGCGATCTGCCAGCCAGTAAGACAGGTTGTCACGTGCTTCTTTACGGAAGGTGACAACTGACTTCTGATCGGCCATTTTGCCTTCGTGGCGGTGAGCGTGACGCAGTTGGTCGATACGAATTACCTGATCCTCAGAGGTCAGGGCTTCTTCGTTACCTTCCAAGGTGCGGTCGCCTGCAACGCCGTCGCCTTCAGAATCGTTAACCAGGGTGATTACGGCGCGGGCGCCTTTTTGGCTCTTCTTCAACTCGGTGATCCGCTGGATCATGGAGTTGTGGTCAGTGCCGGTGAATTGGCCCATGAAAGACTCGTTACGCGCTTTGCGCCAAGTATCACGCTGCCAAATAGTCAGCTCTTCATCGGTGAGCTTACCGAAGTTAGTCAGGGACATTCCTTGTCCTCCTGTTTCGACAAAATTTTAGCTTTCCATGTTGTCACTGCATCTCGGAGCAGCCCGCCGAAACACGCCTCTTTTACGCTGTGCGATTAGCGGCCAAGATATCGTCCTTGACTTACGAGGTGCTTGTATTATAGCCCCGCCATTTCGGGGCTACAATACTGGTTGACAAATTAAAAATCGTCGCCTCTGAGCTTTGCGAGTTCAGCTTCGGTCAACTTTTCGAACTCTTCGTCCGTCAACCGCATCGGATCGATCGCCCCTTGCTTCCCAGACTTATCGCTGTTCTCCCCTTCATCCATGCGCGGTGGAGTGCGTTTATCGGCATCCAGGTTTTTCTCAACATCCGTAGCTTTCGGCTCAGGGGGCGGTGGTGGGGTGGACGGCGCTTCGTTCGAAGGTTCAGCGTTCCAGCCTGGGCGGGTGTAGTCGAGCGCTTTGGACAGGGCGGCTGCAGGCGCATACCCTTTTGCTTCGAAAGCTTCTGCCATCTCGAGCGTTTCCACCACGAACCCTTCATCGTAGTTTTCACTCCCTGGCACTGACTCGGGGACGGCTAAAGAAACTTGAGCTACCAATGCATCGTAATCAGCTTGGGCGCTGTTACTACTGACCACCTGAGTGCTGGTCTGTGCCGCTCTCTGACTTGCCAAATCCAGGGTGATGGCGCGTGACTCTCGCATCAACTCAGCTACTTTCTCCCCATCTGCCTCTTTCATCGCTTCAGCGATTTCCTGGTCGATCTGAGCCAGTCGATCTTCCGGCGTGGTTTCGGGTTCTTGTGGTGCAGCGGGGGCGGGCGCCGTGGCCTCTGGCTGCTCAGCAAGTCGCTGCTCGGCTTCTTTCAACCGCCCCATCACAGCGTCGTAGCGTGACTTGGGGATCATGATCCCGTCATTCTTCGGACGCTGCTCGGGCTCAGCTTCTTCGGCTTTTGCTTCCGGCTCGGGCTCGGGCTCGGCTTCTTCGGCTTTTGCTTCCGGCTCAGGCGCTGGTTCTTCCGCCTTTGACTCTTCTACGAAGTCTCCCCGCAATTCAGCGAGTTTTGCTTCGTCAGTGTTTTCAATATCAATGCTTTCGGCTTCTAAGCCCATCGTTACGCTCCTTATAATTACGCCGAGACGGTCTCGGCTACTGAAAACTTTATCGGCGTGCCGTACCACTTACCGGTCGGCAGCTCTACGTATGGCTGCCCAGCGTACGACCCTTTCACATCCAAGAATCCGGGCTCGATGATGTAGTACATGACCCCATCAGATCCGTCTGTTTCGAATAGTAGCGTTTTTACAACCTCTTCCTTAGTAGAAGGGTCGGACGCTTTCGGTTTTACGAAAGTAATCTGTTTTACGGATGCTGTTGATACGTCGATAACCTCGCCGTCGCAATCCTTCAGGGTTACTTTTACTTTCGTCCCTTCGTTGCCTACATACGATTTACACGAAGCCATCCTAAGACCCCTCTCTCATGAATGATGTGAACTCAAAGGATTTTACCATGCCACTTTCCTGGTCTATTCCCAACACAGATGCGCTGTCTCCCTCTATAAGTGCTTGATATGCGTGGACTAAGAGGAATAGCCCTGGATGCCCTGTTCCTACCCCCGCTCCCGCAGCGGGGTCGAGTATGCAGCCGCACACCACTTGCGCGTTGTTGCCCGCCCCAGCGCCAACCCCGGCTCCAGCAACTTCATCAAAATCGATGCGGGTGGTTACCGTAAGCGATCCGGCATGCCCTACACCTGATGCGGCGCCCACACCCGCGACACCGGTGAAGTCGATGCTAGTAGACGTTACCAGCAACCCGATTTCACCTGCGCCTGCGCCGGTTCCGACCCCTGCCTCGAACCGGTGCCCGTTGGTAAGAGCTCCTTGATAGCCGGTGCCTACGCCAACCCCCGCAGCTGCTGCCCCGGAGAAGCCTGCTTCGTTACTGAAAGTGGCCGCGTGCCCAGCCCCAGCGGCAACACCTTCCGACGCGGTATCGATAAAGTCCGCTGTGATGGCACCTGCTTCGCCCGTGCCCGCAGCGGTCCCGGCACCCGCAGTGCCAATAAAATCTACAGACGAAGACGCCGCCAGGGTGCCAGCCAAGCCTTGCCCCGACGAAACGCCCTCGGTCGCAACGTCAGTGAAGTCTGCGGTAACCGAGCCAAACAGCCCAGCACCGGCCCCGACACCTTCCGTAGCGGTGCCGATGAAATCGATCGACGCGGTGGCGGTGAGCGAACCTTCGTAACCTACGCCGCTACTGACCCCGGCACCCGCCGTATCGATAAAGTCCGCAGTCAGTGATCCAACTTGACCCGTACCCGAGGAAACACCTGTAGCGGCTGTGCCGGAGAACGAGCCGTCCAGGCTAAGTGTTCCGCTTTGTCCAACACCTGAACCTGCGCTTGCGCCTGCAGCTCCAATGAAGCCAGCAGTGACTGTGGCAGTCTGACCGACACCTGAACCTGCGCTTGCTCCTGCGGTGTCGGAGAAATCAGCAGTGACTGTGGCAGTTTGGCCTACACCGGTGCCTGTACTTGCGCCGGCTGTGCCAGAGAAGTCAACGGAACTTGTGATGTTAGCCGTAGCAGTCTGACCAACACCGGTGCCTGTGCTAGTGCCTGCAGTTCCAGAGAAATCTGTGCCGCCACCTACGACATCAAATGCACTTGAAAATGCACTGGAAAAAGCGCCCACGGTTAAGCTCCG